TGGATGAGATGCTGACCGATCTCTAAACTGGCACAAGGGGGGTTCCACCCCCCAACCAGTCCATGCTATACTGATTGCATCAGCGGGGGTGAAGCATCCCGCTCAAAACACTTCACTCAAACCTTTATTTTTTTATGATCATGACTGCTACCCCTGTTGCTCCTACCGCTCTGGAAGTCTCCACCTTCACCTCCTCTGCCCTTGATGCCCTGAGCATCATGGATGATGGTAACGTGACCGTGACCTTTAAGGGCGGACGCAATTACAACTACACTGTGCAGGATCCTGCTCGCTTCCAACAGGATGCCAATGAGGTGATCCGCCTGGGTGAGAGCGTTGGTTCCTTCATCAACTGCCAGATCAAGGATGGCACTCTGCAAATCGTGACTGCCTGAGTGTAGAAAATCTCGACGAGGTAATCATCAAATTATCTCGTCGAGTATCAATCAATTAATCTCGACTAAATTCACGTCATCTAAGGATTCAATTATGTCTACTGAAATGATGACTACTCTTTTGAAGAAAGGTCAAACTGGTTCTGAGATCCTCTGGATTCTTGAGAATCTTACTTCTGAGGAGACTCCATCAATGGATCAGAAGATTCATAAGTACATGACAAAGTGTGCTACAATTCAACCAACAGATCAACCAATTGAATTCTGATGGACACCCTGGCAACCGTCACGCCAAAATCTAGCAAAGCAAAAAACCGTTTTGCTAATCTAATGGGATGTGACGGAACCTGTATCATTGAACAGGTTAAAGGCGACATGCTATTCTTAAGAAGTGCAAACAATCGCAACTTCTTCTGGGTTAATGTCAACAATGACCCCCATTGGATGTTAAACTAAACGGAGAATGCCTATTGTATAGTTTGTTTGTGATTGACTTGTTGAATTGGGTTGTATCATACCACGCCTTCGGCGTGGTATTTTTTTATATTTTTTATTGTGCTTCCCACCCCTCCCGCCCTCTAGCGTAGGGGCAGTGTGCCCCTAAAGTCAACCCCTGGGCTATAAGTATTTCTGATGTCACTGATAAGCGTTGCTGATCTAAAACCTGTTGACTTTGCAGCGGATCGCTGCAATACTTTGAGGGTCGAAATTCATTTCACGACATGGCACACACTGATTCGATCGTTGCGATGTATTTCCAGAGCAGCATTCTGGACAGAGAAGTAGGTTCGCAGTGGTATCACCACGCCTACAGCGTTTGTGTCACTTTGGGCGAAAAGTATGGGTTCAATCCTAACACTGTGGCAGGTGTGATCGCTGCACTTTCTCCAAACAATAAGTGGGAGAGAAATGTAGAAGATGCAGAGGCAATGTTGCGTGCCTATTGCTATGAAATCCCGTTTGAAAGTGTGAGCGTTTGTTCATACTCTGCAAACAAAGATAAGGCAATCACTATCATCGAACTGATGCTAGAAAGTGATGAGTTGATCTGCAAAGTTCTGCGGGGAAACAAAACAATTGCCTTCTATCATTGCATTGCAAAGGATGGGAAATCTGACACGCCCTGCATTGATGGTCACGCTTACAACATTTGGAACGGAAGTGTTTCTAACTTGAAAGCGGTTCCTGCTATGTCAGACAAGACTTTCCGTATGATTCAAGATGCTTACCGTGACGCTGCTAAGTTAATCTCTGAGGTGACAGGTAAGATGCACTTAGCATCGCAAGTTCAAGCGATCACGTGGTGCGCTTATCGCCGCATTCATAAAGGTCTGATCTAATCTACAGGGGGGGCAATTGCCCCCCCAATTCTTTATCATGAAAACACAATCTAAGTTAAAGGCGATGATGAAATCATACGGTTTCACGTTATATCGCCAAACCAATCATCTCATCTGGCGTGATGAGAATGGGGTGCAAATTGTCACCGCCAAAACTATCAGCGACTATCGCGCAATTGAAAACATCAAAAGGACAATTGCACTAGCGCGTTCTAAACATTACGCTTTGTTGCAAAAGCACCCGTAGAGCACTTTATAGGTGCTCATACCCTTTATCATTATCAAGTCGTCAACAGGCAACGCCATGTACGCCATCTCACCTCAAAACGATCCTGCCATCGCCGCTGATCATCCTGATACAGAATACTATTCTGATCTCATCAGAGCGTACGATAACGCTTACGATTACAGCGTTGTACTGCACGGGCAACCTATCTTTCTCTTTAAAGTAGGTTCGCCTAACTGGAACCCGCTAACGTTTGTGAAGTGCTGATCTGAAACACTTAGGGGGAGAAATCCCCCTCCAATTCTCTACACTTCCCCTCAAGAAAATGAAAGTCTACGCTGTTATCGGTGGTTGGGATTATGAAGGTGAAGACTTCAAATCCCTTCGCTTGTTTGACTGCTTCTCTACCGCAAATGCTTACCTTGTCCATCTAGAAGAAAAGGAGGGTTATGATTACTCTCTGATGGATGTTCGTGAGGTTGAGATGCAATCTATGATCTCTGCCTGATTAACACTTAGGGGGAGCAATCCCCCTCCAATTCTCTACTCTCAAAACAATGAAATCGCTCCGCACGAAACTTTCCAAACGCGCACAACGCGAACTGGATGAGAAGAACTATGTCGTGCCAACTGATGCTGAATGGGCAGACTTTCTCTCACAACTTTTCATTATTTCGGATTGTAACGAAACTGCTGCGCCTGCCACCTGGGAACCCTTCTAGTCGCTACCATTAGATCACGCGGGACACGCCCGCACACACACTTAGGAAAATGCTCACCGCAATTGATCGCACCTTTCACTTCCTGATCAGGAATGCTGCCCGCAGCATCTTGATCCGCAAGGGTCCGCTGACGGGTTCTGAACTTGTGCGTGCCATGGGTTTGGATCCCCGCCGCCACAAGGGCACCATCCACGCCGTGCTAGTGGATCTGGAAACCAGAGGACAGTTAGCGGCGACCCGCAATCCGAAAACTGGAAAGCGCAACCTGTGGTTTTCTGTGACTAGCAAGCGCCGTAAGCGTGATCTGTTGCTCGCCCTCGCTGTGTGAACGATTGTTGCGGGAGCACCTTAGGGGTGCTCCCCATCATCTAGTATTCTCTCAAGCGGGACAAACCCGCACAATCCACTTCTGAACATGACTTTCGATCCTTTCGTTTGTGACCCTCAGGTTGAGGATCTGGAGTACATACCCACTCAAAAAGATTGGGAGGAACTCTATGGTGATGAGGATCTGGAAAGATCACAATTAGAGTCTGGTTTCGGTCCTAATTCCTGACACAATCGGGGGGAGAAATCCCCCCATCTCCAAGATCACAAACTACCAGCATTCTAACAATGGAAATCATCACCCTGCTCCGCGAAATTGCACCTTTCAGAAAGATCGATGAGGCAGTAGAAATCTATGCTGAGGGTTCTACACTCTATGCTGATTTCTATTCTACAAACCAGCAACTTTTAGATGCTGAAATTGATACGATTTCTGTTGACATTATGATCAACGAGCAGTGGTTTCCCTACTGCGATTGTGAAAATCTGGAATCTGATCTTCATCGATTCCGCTACATTCTCGCCGCTGAATGAAACAGTCGGGGGCAGAAATGCCCCCCCTACGTTCACACTATCACCACAGATCATGCGTATTCAAACCCCTTTCAAGTTTCAGAAATTCTTCTACTTCGGACTTGATACATCTGCACGGGTTGGTGATGAGTTGCTCGCTGTAGGTATCTGGAAATTCTATATCGGAATCTATCCAATTCGCCGTGGTTACGATCTAAGCGTTGGTGTTTGTGACGCTAACGGTTGCGTGAATTAGCAACACTTAACGGGTCGCTGGGTATAAAGAACTCAGCGACCCTTTTATGCGTGAGACTAACACTTAGAGTCGCTGAGTTCTTTATACCCAGCGACCCGTGAGTTAGGTATACTTAACCCCCTCATTCGTGCGGGGGTTTTTTATATGTTCGTGCGGACACATTTCATTGATCAGCATTCCTTATGGCAGTTAATTCGATCGATAAGTTATACTAATGCGGCCCCCTGCGTTTATAATGAGCGGGTCCCTCTAACCTACAGAGGTGACAATTCGAGTGTGTGTTATAAGGTATATAAAAAAATCTCGCAGAAAATTTTTCGGGTAAAAAGGTGCTATAATAGAGTTGATGAGAATTTTTATGATGCGCCGCCGAAGACCTTATTGGAACATGTGGAGAGTAATCTTTACATATTGGATTGCGAAGCACCCGAAGGGTTTTTTAGTTAGCATTGGAATTCTCATTATGGTCATATATAATACGTTCCGATAAAGAACTTTTTATGAGAACACAAACGGTTTACCACATTTACAATAAAAGGAATCAATGTTTATATGCAGTATTAACTGAAGATGAATTCCGTGAGAAGTGGGATCACCTAGATGATGAGAATTATGAGTATGAGAGATTGGAACTAAATAAGGACATGGTGGCAGAATCTTCATATTGACTTGCTACATATAAACTGTTAAAATTGATCTGAGAGAATTATTCTAAAATGGCAAAAGGATTTACTGTAAAGGCAGCAGCACCGACTGCGCCGAAGGAAGACTGGGATTATGATGCAATTAAAGAGCGTATGCAAGGCAAGAGCATTGTGTTCTGTCTGCCTGGGCGCGGTTGTTCTTATACATTCCTAAAGAGTTTTGTGCAACTATGCTTTGACCTTGTACAAAACAACATGAGTATCCAAATCTCACAGGACTACTCATCGATGGTTAACTTTGCACGTTGTAAGTGTCTTGGTGCAAACGTGTTGCGCGGACCCAATCAAATTCCCTGGGACGGCAAATTGAAGTATGATTATCAACTTTGGATTGATAATGACATTGTTTTTAATAGTCAAAAGTTCTGGCAACTGTGCGATCTTGCAGTACCTGGACCAGATAAAGACGGTAATGCTCAGGATGAGCGAGAGATTGTCGCTGGTTGGTATGCTACTGAGGATGGGCAAACCACCTCGGTTGCCCACTGGTTGGACGAAGAGGACTTCCGCCGTAATGGTGGGGTGATGAATCACGAGACTGTGGAGAGCATCTCGAAGCGTCGTAAACCATTCACAGTTGATTATACAGGTTTTGGATGGGTTATGATTCGTCATGGCGTCTTTGAGCGTCTTGAGTACCCCTGGTTCGCACCTAAGATGCAAGTCTTTGAATCTGGAGCAGTTCAGGATATGTGTGGAGAGGACGTGTCCTTCTGTCTGGATGCAAAGGAAGCAGGTATTGAGACTTGGTGCGATCCTCGTATTCGTGTTGGACACGAAAAGACTCGCGTAATTTGATGAGTAATTCACAAGGCCGTTATAACTTATGCTATAATGGTCGAGTAATTTACAAAAACCTCTCATTCGACGATTGCTCGGATATAATACAAGACCTATCTGAGCAATTTTATTCAGGTGCAGACATTGACCCTGAACTTATTGAACTTGATCCTTTATTTGATTAAAAATTATGGCAACTCGTAGGACTTCTGGTAACACTAAAATTGAATCCAAACCCAAAAAAACTCGTCAAGGGCAAGGGCAGCATACCAAATATGCAGCATCATCCCGTAATGCAGCACGTAAACGGTATAGGGGTCAAGGAAAATAAATAAAATATAGTCTTGAGTTAAATTAAAATGAAAAATTTGAAATTTATATCTCAAGACAAAGAATTAGCACTGATTCAGGAGTTAACGTATAAGATTAAAATGTCCAACTGGGACATTCATCCAAGTAAAACTTGCTTCTTGTGCGTTTCTCCTGATTATTCAAGTATTGTGACTCAACATCTCTCGCACTCATTGTCAATGGGGCGGGAGATTTTTCATATTGAAGCGGTAAACGTACCATTTCCAGACGAAGACCCCAAAAAATATCAAATTAATTTTGAATTAAACTATATTGAATGGGTTTTAGACTGGCAAAACTTTGTTTTGATAGAAGCAGGTGTAATTAAAGGTGGAACTTATACCTGGATTACAGAGATAATGAAAAAATATACTGAAAAAAACTATTATACAGTCGCATTATGTGAAAATATCAATAGTAAATTCCAAAGTGATATGGTTTCACTATACTATAATGATAATATAGAAGATTTGCATTACTGGTGGGAACAACCAAACAATCACTGGACATAAATCACGGGATAGCAACCCCGTAAAAAGTTCTGATCTAAACAATCAGGAGCAAAAATGGGACAACCAGCAGATCGTAATCAAGAATACATGATGGAAATGTGGGGAACCGAAGCATTAATAACAGATTATGGTTCATTAGCAAAAAAATTGCAATCAAATACGGAAAAAAGAATGCTTAGAGAGATAGTTGAAGATGATATCACTCCAAAAAAGCATGACTTTGAACATCAAAATGAAGTTCATGAGAAAATTCGTAACGATAATGACTATGATGATTGGTCATATGGCACAGAACCTACTTGGGGACATGAATGGTAAAAAAATAGGTATAAATAAAGCATAACTATACCTACTACAATGCCAATAGAGCGTGTCAGTTCTGGGTTTAAGGATATAAGCCTTTCTCTCAAAAGAAATCCTTTAACAAAAGACATTGTTGTATTGAGAAATCAAGATGCGATAGCACGCTCTATTAAAAATTTAGTATTCACATCAAAGGGTGAGAAGTTTTTTGAACCAGAAATAGGGTCTTTATTGAGTCGTTTACTATTTGAGAATATTTCACAAGATCTAGTTAATGATGTAAAAAGAGAAATTGAAGTTGTTATAAAAAATAACGAACCTAGAGTAAAACTTTTAGATGTAGTTGTAATACCAGATTATGATTTAAACCAACTAAATGTGGATATAGAATATTTAATTGTTGGCATTGAATCTTCTCCTCAGCAGTTATCATTCATATTACTACCCACAAGATAAATGTCATTAGTTAACGTATCATCACTAGACTTCAATGATATACGTGAATCTATCAAAAGTTTTTTAAGAGCTGATGGTAGATTTACGGATTATGATTTTGAAGGATCTAATTTTAGAGTTCTTTTAGATACTTTAGCATACAACACATATATTAGCTCTTACAATGCTAATATGTTGACTAATGAAGTATTCTTAGACGGAGCAACTTTAAGAGAAAACGTAGTATCTATTGCAAGAAATATTGGTTATTTGCCAAGATCCGTTAGGTGCTCTAAAGCAAGGGTATCTTTTTATGTCGATTTAACAGAATATGATCAGAATCCGATTTCAGTTGTTGTAAAAAAAGGAATTATAGCTTCTTCATCTGATGGATCACTTTTAAATAGTTTTGTATATTCAATTCCAGATGATATTAGATCTAGAGTATCTGGAAAATTAGCAGAATTTAAAGATGTTGATATTTTTGAAGGTAACTATATTGAGGAGACTTTTACTGTAGATTCATTAAGTAAGAATCAAAGATTTATATTATCCAATAATAACATAGATACAAATACAATAAGAGTAACTGTAAGGGATAGCAAGACTAGCAGCAATTCTATAATTTATAAATTTGCAGATAATATTACAAATGTAAAATCTTCAGATAAAGTATTCTTTATCAATGAAATTGAAGATAGTAAGTATGAATTAATATTTGGTGATGGGACATTTGGCAGTGCTCTTTCAGATAAAAACTTTATTATAGTGTCTTATATTAAGACTAAAGGAGAACTTGCTAATGGAGTTAGATCTTTTGAATTTAATGGAATATTAACAGATAATAATGGAAATCCTCTTAATATCGATGTTCCTATATTAACAACAATAGAATTTAGTGACTATGGATCACCCATAGAATCAATATCATCAATAAAAAAATTCGCTCCTAGATTATATGCAAGTCAAAATAGGGCAGTAACAGCGTCAGATTATGAAACTATAGTTCCTTTAATTTATCCAGAAACAGAATCAGTTGCTGTTTTTGGTGGAGAAGAACTAAATCCTCCACAATATGGAAAAGTCTTTATTACTGTAAAACCTAGAAATGGAACTTATCTATCAAATTTACTAAAAGACTCATTAAAACAAAAATTAAAAAAATATTCGGTTGCTGGAATCATACCAGAATTTATTGATTTAAAATATCTTTATATTGAATACAATTCTTCAGTTTATTATAATATAAATCGAGGTTATGCTAACACGATTAAGGACAAGATACAGAATAACTTAGAATTATATTCAAAATCTAAAGAATTAAATAGTTATGGATCTAGATTCAAATACAGTAAATTTTTAAAGTTGATTGATGATACGTCAGAATCAATAACATCAAATATTACAAAAATTTTAATTAGAAGAGATCTAAAAATATCTGAAGGTACAACTACACAGTATGAAATTTGCTTTGGTAATTCTTTCTATATAAAAAGAAAAACGGGTTATAACATAAAATCAAGTGGATTTACTGTCAGTGACATATCTGGAGTGGTGTATTTGGCAGATAAACCTATAGATGATGTTAATGGGGATCTCTTTATATTCCAATTGCAGTCAAAAAATAGTCCAGTAGTAGTAAAGAATAAGGTAGGAAATATAAATTATAAAACTGGTGAGATTAATTTAAATTACTTAAACATAATCTCAACCACAAAATTAAATGTTGCTGGAGATAAAATAATAGAAATATCAGCCACTCCAGAATCAAATGATGTTATAGGAAAACAAGACCTATACCTACAGTTAGATACAACATCTTCAACTGTAAATTTAATAAACGATACTATCAGTTCAGGAACTGATCTTTCTGGATCAGGATATATAGTTACATCTAGTTACTTAAACGAAGACTTAGTAAGAATATAAAGACATGAAAAATAGAGTACAAATTCAAAATTTAGTCACAGATCAGCAACCATCTTACGTAAAAGAGTCTTATTCGGACTTCATACAACTCTTAAAGGATTATTATAAGTCTTTAGAGTTCTCTGGTGGTCCAACAAATATTCTCAATAATATTAATGATTACACAAAGCTAGAGAATATATCTGAACTTGTATTTTACACTGAATTATCTTCTAATATTGTTGCAAATTCAAAGTCAATTAGTGTTACAAATACTGATGGATTTCCTTTTAAAAATGGTTTAATTAAAATTGATGATGAAATTATATTTTATGATAAAAAAACAAAGACTGAATTTTTAGGTTGTAAAAGAGGATTTAGTGGTATAACTGGATATACCAAAGACGATTTCAAATTTTCCACTTCATTTAAAAAAGATCATACAGCAAACACTGTTGTATATAATTTAAATGCTCTATTTTTATTTGAGTTATATAAAAAATTCAAATCACAATACACACCAGGATTTGAAGAAATTGATTTTTATCAAGAATTAAATGAAAAAATATTAGTATCTAGAATTAAGGATTTTTATTCTTCAAGGGGAACTGATAAATCATTTGAAATATTATTCAATATTGTATGGGGTGTAGAAAGTAAAATAATAAAACCAAGAGATTATCTAATTCAATCATCAGATGCTGACTTTAGAGTAACAAGAAAAATTGTTGTTGAACCTTATGAGGGAGATCCTCTGGATCTTGCTGGTAGAACCTTGTTCGAAGACGTTAATGGTGTAGAGAAAAGTGCTTTTGCTACTATCATAACATCAGAGCTTGTTATTAGTGAAGGTGCAGAATTTTATTCATTAACATTAGACTATAATCCAGATATAGAATTCTTCAATTTTTCTGTTCATGCCAAAACAAAAGTTACTGATAATGCAGTTGCTGGACAAACATATTTGGATGTAGATTCTACTTTAGGATTTGATGACTCTGGTTTTATTGAGTTTTATGATAATGGTGTTTTAACTAAAGTAGAATATAATGGAAAAAATGATAATCAATTTTTTAACTTAACTTTACCAGTGGATATAAAATCTGGTACTAATATATTAGATAATCATTTTGCATATTCATTCAATGATGATGATGAGATAATAACAGTAAGGGTAAGGGGTGTTCTTGGAGATATTAGTTATGATAGAGAAGAAAGTTATTTTTATGAGGAAGATGACAATGTTAATATTACAGCATTAGGGAAAGAAAGTACAAAACAAATCCACAATACTTGGTTTTTAAATGTTGGTCCAACATATAATGTTAAGTCTTTATTTAAAGTATCGGAAAAATTAAATGGGATTTCTCAATATAGAGTAGAAACTTTTGATGATAATCTTTTTAGAGCAGGAGATATATTTACATTAAACAGTAGTTCTGGAGAAGAGTATTCTAATTTTGTTATAAGTTTTTCAAATAAAAGAGTTTTTGATATCAATATTACTGCTTCTTTGGATACAAATAAAAAATATACTATCAAAAGAAATATTTCTAAACCAAAATTTCTTTTCAATTCCAACTTAAATATAGTTTCTAGTAACATTCAAAATGTTTATATTGATAAAGATGAGACTTATATAACTTCTTCACAATTACCAAGTTATCTATCAAGAGATGTTGGTGATAATACACTAACAATAAAATTTTCAAAGGTATTACCAGTCCCAACTGAAGAATTAATAATTGGAAATCATCCATTTCTTAGTGGTGATTCTATATATTACACTTATGATGGAAATTCTGGACTTAACATACCAGAAGGTCAATATTTTATAAAGAGAGTTAATGATAGCACTATAAAATTAGCTTCCAGTAGATCAAATATTAGATCCGAAAATTTCTTAAGTCTATTTGGAACGGCAACTAATAATAAGCTTATATTTACAAAATTTTATAATAAAACTTTATACCCACAAGACATAATAAGAAAATACAATTCTCCAACAAATGAAGCACTAGATACTGAGAAAATTACAAGTCCTGGGTCTACTGGGTGCTTTTTAAATGGAATAGAATTATTAAATTATAAATCTACCGATACAGTTTTTTATGGGAAAATTGTAGAAGTTATTGTATCTTCTCCAGGAGATTCTAATTATGATGTTATAAATCCACCCAAAATAGAAATTGTAGATAATGTTGGGGAAGGAGGTTCTTCTGGATTTGGGACAGACGCTCTGGTAACTGCTAATGTTAGAGGTGGTCTAAAAAGAGTTGATGTAATCGATCCTGGATTTGGATATGAATCAGAACCAATTGTTACCATTAGTGGTGGAAATGGTTTTGGTGCAAAAGTAAAATGCAATTTATCCAGTAAAAAGAATGAAGTGTTGTTCAACGCATCTAACTTATATAATCAATTAAATCTATCTACTGGCACTATAGACTTTAAAAAGTTCAATAGATTTAAAAATTATGAAGCTGTTATTTATAACACTCTAAATCAAGATGCTATTGGTGGATTAGTAGATGGATCAATATATTACATTACTTCAAATGATGGAATAACCGCAAAATTGTATAATAGTTTTGAAGAATCTGTTTCTGGAATAAACACCATAACATTTTCATCTTATGGAGATGGTATCCATAAAATTACATCAGTAACTGCAAAAAACAGTATATCTTCTGTTGATGTTTTGGATTCTGGACAAAACTATACAAATAAAATTTTATATTTTAATTCAAACAATATTAATAAGAATTTTGATACAATTAAAATAAAAAATCACGGATTTTTAGATAAGGAAGTAGTAATTTTTAATAGTGATGGTGTTCTTCCTACAGGATTATCATCAACATCAGAATACTTTGTAAGAAGAGTAAATGATGATGAATTTAAAGTATATGAAGTACTTCAAACAGATTTTGATAAAGACTTTAATTACAACAATAAATTAAGTATTCCATTTTCAGATTTTGGAAGTGGTCAACACAGAGTATCATATACACCAATAATAGTAAAAGTTGAAGCTCCTATAGGAATAAACACTGTTAGTAGTCAAACATTTACTGGAAAATTAAATCCTATCTTTACTGGAGAAATTTTTTCAACTTCAGTAAAAAATCCTGGTAGTGGATATGGTGATAATTCTATTGTCAATTATAATAGAAAACCAACTATTAATGTATACAATGGAGAAAATGCAAAATTATTACCAACTATTTCCAGTGATGGAAGAATTATTGAAGTAACAGTTATTGATGGTGGCTCAAATTATAACTCTGCCCCAGAGATCAAGATTTATGGTGATGGATTTAATGCAATTTTAACTCCTGTTATAATTAATGGAAGAATACAATCAGTTACTATTCTGAATGGAGGTTTTGGATATACGAAAGATACTTTCATAGAAGTAATTTCTAATGGATTTGGAGTATCTTTTGATGTCAATATCCAATCTTGGACTTTAAATTTGGTCGAAAAACTTTTCAGTACATCATCAATAAATGATGATGATGGAATAATATATGAATCAAAAGATATTACCAAAGAATTATCTTATGGTCATGGATTTACTCCAAGAGGAATTAGAGAGCAGTGTTTGGCATCATCCTTAGATAATGAAGGAAATCCAATATTTAAACAAGATTTACTTAACGATTCGGATACAATCAAATATCACTCTCCCATAGTTGGATGGGCATATGATGGAAATCCAATATATGGTCCATATGGATATGAAAATATTGAAGGTGGTGCCATTAAACAGTTGAGTAGTGGATATGAATTAAGACCAATAGTGGAGAATAGACCACCAGTAAGCATTTTTCCAACTGGATATTTTATTGAGGATTATGTATTTACTAATG